ACCGTTACGGATTGTGTTGTTACCGCCCTGCTCACCTACGAAAGCCTGCTCCGTAAAGCGAGAGATGCTCATCAACGTGTTACGGCTCGAAGGAGGAACAATCAGGAAACGATCCGTCATCGGAACGTCTTGGTCATCAAGACGCTGGATTGAACGGCGAATACCTGCCTCGCCAAGAGCAGAAGCGTTAGACGTGCTGGAGTTGTACACAGTTGCGCCAGTCGAACCAATGAATGCATTCGTGCTAGCAGCAGCAGTAGCGTAGTCACTTGTACCAGCTACACCACCGTTGACAGTACGACCAAGCTGAATGAGGTCAACGTCAACACGCTTTGCCAGCGCATAACCAGCGTCATCCGTGTAGAAGCGGCGCAGCGAAGACAGAGCCTGAACTTCGACAATATCTTCAATCAAGCGGCTATACTCATAGTGCTTGTTGATGAGAACCTGAACTTCTGTCTCAGTTGCAGCAATCAGTGTTACCTGACTGGATGCAGTCTTGACAGCAGCATCGCCACGAGTGGGCTTAGGAATGTGAAGTGTATCGCCCTTCTTGCCTTTGAAAGACATTTTAGAGAACAGGTTAGCAGCAACCAAGTTCTTTTTGTAAGCAGCGATGATTTCATCAGACCAAATCTCAGGGATAAATTTATCCGCTGTTGTTTTTGTTACGTGATCGGTACCAAGAGCCATTTTAAATCTCCTAAATGATTAAGTTTATTTAACTCGACCCTGAGCGTATGCAGCCATAATTTCATCTTGTAGCTGATAATAACGGTCTGGGTCTTCCAGTTGTAAACGGATTAGATCCGCTCTTCGATAGACCTTTGCAGAAGTAGCGCCAGTATTAGAACCAACATCCACTGTAGCTGACTTGACTGCTGCTTTCTGTGCCGCTTTAATCTCTGGCGCAGGAGCAGAAGCTGTAGGAGCTACGGCTTTAGGTTTAACATAATTCCAAGTACCAAGAAGTTCTGCTGCAGAATCATAATCCATATTTGCATCAGCTGCTGCGTATAAACGCAAACGAACTGGAGAGGCTTTCACCCACTCAGCAAATGCTGGGTCTCCTACAGTAGACTCAAAGTCAGGGAAATCTGTCTTAAGCCTGTTTAATGTTTGCATCCTTTTCATCTCAGCGACTTGTTCTTTAGCCTCTTTGACTGCAGGATGGTTCTCTACTTCCTTGCGTACTGCCTTCTTCGGATCTTCAAAGAAATCGATCTCGTCTTCTTTTGTGACCTCAACTTCTTTCTTATTGTCGAGTTGTCGCTTGATTAGTTCGTCTGCAAGCTTACGTACTTCACCAACTTCCTGAGCCTGTCTACCAATTAGCTTCTCAGCCTCTTGGTGCATCCTGATTATTTCATCAAGACTCTTGCCCTTGTACTTGGTTGGAAGGTTCTCCTCTGCAGGAGCTACTTCCTGTACGGTTTCAACTTGAGGTTCTTCAGCTACTTGCTGAGTCTCTTGCTGAGTAATATCACTTGCTTCAAATAACTCTTCTTGCGTATCGGTAAAAGATGCGGCCACATTATCCTCCTGTCCACAACGGATTCTAGGAACTTTAAAATGTCACTTGGAATCAGCTCTGCTGTTTCTTGTAAGCGACTCTAGTTGCTTCTTCGTGTTTTCTAGCCCACGCATCACACGCTGAAGGAAACGCACCTGTGATGCCCTCCAGACTGATACGGGGTGACGAGATAATACGAGAAGCTTCATTGCGACAATGTGGACACTCTATAGAGCGTACCTCATCATCGACCAATTTTTCGGTGAGGTGGTCTTTAACGCACCTGAACTCAAATATCCGTTTCATCTGTTAACTCCCTATAGGCTTCTTCCGAAGTTTGCTTAAGGTTTATTACCCAGTTTAGGATATCTAACTGTCCTTTGGCGTAGTGTAAGTCCTCAACACCAGTCAATCTTTCAATCTTATTGTAGGCATCCAGCATTTTCTGGGTGTCTTCAACTAGATCTTTCCATCCTTTTGAGGCCATCATGTCAAACCTAGCCTCATAGTATTCCTGAATGTCTTTATCCACAGTTTCTCCTATCTAGGACTGTGTTGTATTTCTACAACATATAATCTATTATACCATACTTTTATTGATTTGTCAAGTACTTATTGTACTTTTCTATTCATCTGAGCTTCTACGATGTTTTCCTTAGTCTGAATCTCTCTCTCCTTTAGGATAAGCTCAGCTACCTTAGCACGTCTTTCAAACTCGCCTTGGTTAGAACCATCTAAGTTAGTAGATACTGACTGAATAACTTTAGCTCGTAGCTCCTCTGGCATTAGCTGGGCTTCAACCATAGTCTTCTGAGCCTTAGCCATTGCCTCTTGAGCGTCAGCTTGAGACTCTGCTGCTCTTGAGTTAAGCTCGTTAATCTGAGCCTGAACCAGTTGAATCTGGGCCTGCATCTGAGCCTGCTGCATTGCCTGAGCTTCTGGGTTAGGCTGACTCATCTGGTCTAGTGCTGCCGCAAGTTCTTCCTTATTGGACAGACTGGAGCCTTTGATAATGCCTTTGAGAACCAAAGGAAGAACAGGACTATCAGGACCAAGGGTCTGCAGTAAACCAATGAACTGTTGCTGCTCGTACTCCCTAGCTACCATACCAAGGGTGGAGGCTGGGGTAAACTTAAAGTCCTTAGATGGATAACGCTCTGGGTCAAACTGCATATAGCGGTAGGCTACCTTCTTAATCAAAGGAATTAAGAAGTCATCTTGGAAGTTCATCAGTGCTTGTTTATTCTTCTTAATGATAGAAGACATAGCCAAGGACATAGAAGCCCCGCCAGCATCTCCCTGAGCTACAGACCTTGTCATTGCTTGACTGTCTAGTGTACCAGTAGCCTGCAACAACATTGTCTCAAACGCTGCAGCAGTTTGAATATTGCCTGCGTCAGTAGAGCCAAACTTAAACGGAAAGAGAATCTCGTTAGGATTACCGTTAGTAAGTAAGGTCTTTCCGGGCTGAACCTTGTAGTTTACACCACGAGGAAGTCTTGTAGCATCAGCTGCCATCATAGGAGCCGTAGTCAGTGCTAGAGAGTCCAGATGACTACGGAGCTGGGCATCAATAGCTTTCTGCATATTGTAGCCCTTTTGCACAGTGCCTATTCCTACTAACCTGCCTGAGACTTTCTCAGGAACATAGGTTACAATAGGACGGTCTTTAATCATGTATGGGTTTGGTTCTGCTTTAAGCAGGTACTGATTGTTAGCAATAACAACCACAGCCTCTACCATGTCTGCGTATTTGTCTGCATCGCTGTCTTCAGGAAACAAATCAGCTACTTCGTTTTCTTCGTTCTCTAGTTGCTCTAGATACTCACGAGGAACTAGCCCGTAGTAGCGAAGGACTCGTACCTTATCTTCTTGGTAAAGTGAGTCCAGTTGATTTGGGATGAGATCAGCGTCACTAAACTCAGGACCAATATTAACTTTTCGATAGATTCCATCTTCAATCCCTTTAACTACTTTAAAGAGGCTGGTGTACTCTTCAACAGCCACACCAAGACTGTCTTCTACTGTCTCAGAGTTAGGGTCCCAAACAAAGTTACGTGGGTGTACTGACTTGACAGGAACAGAAATACGGTCTTTCTCTATGACACCAACAGCTGCACTTGTTCCATCAGGCATTGGCTGCATAGCTGGTTGTAGTTCTACTGTAGACTTAATCTGAATCTCAGCCACACCTAAACCAAAGATTTCAGCGTTGCGGTTAACTTCTGACCAAACCTTATCTACTTTATCTTTCTTTAAATCATCATGGAGTTGAAGCTTAACCATTTCAACATCCATTGGTTGCGGGTCAGCAGCATCGTCATCTAACTCAAAGAACTCACCTCGGCCTGTTGTAGCCTCAATAATTTCTGAGGTCTTATTCTCTACCGCCTGACGGATAGCAGGAGATACAAGCCTGCTTCGCTCTGATTCACGAGTCTTGTCTTCGTCAGACCATACGCCATAATAGAGGCGCTCGTACTCATCCCACTTAGCTTGATAGTTATTATCACGGTGTTCTTTCCACCGATCACAATGATCAATAATAAAGGCTACTAGCTCTTTATCTGATTCTGATACTGGGTCTTCTTGAAAGTCAGCCATTAGATAGTCCTTTCAATTGGCTCTCTATAACTTAAATCTTCTACGCCTGTTTCATTACGGATATCAACCACATTGCCTTGTTGGTCCGTTAACTGTGCAGGAGTTACTCCATAGTCTTCTGACATTTTATCTTTAGTTAAAGTCTGAAGCACATTCTTTCCTTTTGTTCTGTCTTTACTCTTTAGACCAAGAATCTTTGCAGCTTTGTCATACTTAGGTTCTGAGTATCTAAAAGATACATTTCGAGCTTCAGCTTCACCAGCAAGCTTTAGGTATTTAATAAAAGCTTCTTCAATTTCTTTATCAGTAGGAGTAGCAATGTCTCGTAAGAACTGCTGCCTGCTACCACCTTGAGAGAACTTCTCAAACTTCTGAATAGCGTGTTGAGTCTCGTGCAACAAGTCAGCTACTCCTCCTATAGGGTCTTCATCGATAAGAGAAGTACTGTTAAGGTTCATATCAATCTCACCAGTCTTGACATTGAACCCACCAACCTCAGTAGCCTTACCACGATAGAAGTTAACTGGTGTGTCTCTTAACTCAGGATAGAAAGAGTAAAACTTATCATGCTTGAGTAAGTCACCCATTAGAACTGGTTGTCCGGGCTTTAGCTCTGAGAATGGAATAATAAAGTCAGCTTCAGAGTCATCAATCTCATACTTAGGCTTACCTGTCTCATCAAAATAAAAACCAGTACGAGCTAAGATATCCTCGTTAGCTTCGCCCTTCTTAAACATCTTATTAGCTAACACAAGATTATTACGCATCATTGAAGCTTGCTCAGGCTGTAAGGTATCTTCAAAAGAAGCAAGCC